CCCTTTCAACTTTATTAGTCTCTGAATCTCTGTAATCGGAACCGCCTTACGGCGTTTCCTGAGATCAGAGACAACCTTACTACTAGACAAATAACTCTTAGAATCTATGGTTGACTCGTTGAAGGCTAACACGTGAAAGTTATCAAGAAACTCCAAGGGGTTGGAGTCTCTGAGAGCTTTCGCTGTTAGACCTTTTGGCGAGACTGATCAACATGTTCCTCCTTCAATTAAACAAAAATCGAACTCCTCCGGGCTAGTTCACCCAAGAAGAGAGGCCCCCCTTACGGAGGACCAACCTTTAGCAGTGATAGGGTCAATTTTGTTTCATCTCACTCTCCTTGCGGAGGGGAAAGATTGGAGCGATTGAACCGCCCCGAGAGCCTTGTCCGAGTTATAGGACTTGACTCTCCTCCAAGCTCGAAGGAAATCGACATATCCTAAGGTGTAACGATCCCAGCCAGTAAACACTGGAAAGAAATCCTGGAATCAACCAACCCTTAGGACTGGACAGGTAAGTGTGGCATAAACGTCTTCTGGCTTAACACCGAAGTCTAGTCCGTAAAGGACTGCCTTCGTATAGTTGCGCCACGTTGGTCTGTGTCCCCTGAGCCAAAGATCCTCGAGGAGCAGCACTATATCCTGGTAGTAGTATTCCCGTCTGAGCCTGATCAGCTCTAGGGGCAGAGGAGAAACGTCAATCCCATCAACGAACAGGGATTTAGCGAACTCCGCACAGTTGTGTGAAACGTATGACTTAGAAGGGGATATAGAAACTCCCAACAATCTAACCATAATGTCCTCATACTGTCTAGCTACTACTGATTCCCAAATTACTACATCGTCACCCAAAACGGCATAACTAGAGAATGAGGCGAATCCGACCCGCTTTGCAGCGAGTCTGATGATACAGTGATGCGTATAGGCGAGGGCGGCCCATGAGCTATATAAGCCCATAGGCTGACCGACCCTATATCGCAGACTCTTCCACCGATACAAGGGCGAATCCTTACGGATGCCCGGTCTCGTCTCGAACCTAAAGGTCCGATAACTCATGATAATGATTCAACGCACCATACCTCAGAAGGTTAAGAAACCTCCGAGGTAAAGGCAAACAGCCTGAACCTTTACAGGTAGTCTGTCGGTTGCATTGCTCAGGTCGAACGAAAAGATAAGCTTCGCTTTCCCAGAGCTAGAGGTAACCCGTTTGATCCTCTCACGTTGACTGTCCTGGTCAAATGTACCGTCTACCAGTTTTATTGTTGACAGGTATTCGTACATTTGATCATGAAGTGGTTTAAGCAGCCACTGGGATCATCAATCACCAATAGCTATTACACGGGTTTTGCCGGACTTATCACTAAGACCGACTAGCCGTGAATGACAATAGGGGGGCTCTTTCCAGAACCTCCACACTTTCGCTGTTGGCCACTTCAACGCTTCACGAAGCGATGCCGACAAGAAATCAAACGCCTCCTCAGCCCAAGAAATTGAGCACCGATCCATCTGTGACAAAAACTCACAGTATAGAGCGAAGAGGAGCAACGGTTGATAAAACAATGCGATAAGATCAGTGCAAGAGGCGAGGTAAGCCGGAGCTCCATTAGGAGACGTCTTCTCTGAAAGATTCGATTGAAATACCTTATCGATATTTCTATACGAATTC